GCCCTGTACTCCTTGAACACCTTGAGTTCCCTGTAAGCCTTGAACGCCTTGTACACCTTGAACTCCCTGAGCGCCTTGCAAGCCTTGTACACCCTGAACACCCTGAACGCCTTGAGTTCCCTGAATACCCTGAATACCCTGAATACCCTGAATACCTTGAGTACCTTGAGTACCTTGAGCTCCAGCAGGACCAGGAGCACCACCAAGATTTACGTCCCATGAAGAATATGTACCTGATCCATTTGTGTCACTAACATTTACAGTCATTGAGCCAGTACTAGGATTATAAGCTGTTACGCTACCTGACATAAAATTAGTAGAATCAAATGTTATAACAGCTTCTTGTCCAATACTCCACTGTAGACCTGTGCCTACTGTAAAAGTTTTCGAACCAGTTCCAATTGTTAAGCTAGTAGCACTGGTTGTAGCATATCTGTCGCCCTGAGTACCCTGTACACCTTGTACGCCTTGTGTTCCCTGTAAACCTTGAACACCCTGAACACCCTGAACGCCTTGAGTTCCCTGTAATCCTTGGACACCTTGGACACCTTGGACACCTTGAGCGCCTTCTACTCCTTGAACGCCTTGGACACCTTGGACGCCTTGTGTTCCTTGTAGACCTTGAACACCTTGTACTCCTTGTACGCCTTGAGTACCCTGTAGACCTTGAACTCCTTGTACGCCTTGTACGCCTTGAGTGCCTTGTAATCCTTGAACTCCCTGTACACCTTGAACGCCTTGAGTTCCCTGTAGGCCTTGAACACCCTGTAAGCCTTGTACACCTTGTAAAGAAGATGCTTTTTCTACTAAATCACCATTAGCTATACCACTAGCATACCAATAATCCAAAACTCCAGACGCACCAGAAATACCAACAGTTAATCCTAAATATCTATTAGCTGATATAACATTTGTATTAGCATCAGAGACGCTGCTCCAAGGTCCATATCTATCGTCGGAAGGCTTAGGAGCATTTACAAGTATATTGTCATTTAGATTAATTGCCATAGCTATTAATTACCCTTGATAGTATTGTTGCCTAGTTACATTATAGTACACTAAAAGCTTTTAACAAACTTTTAATTCACTAAAATTCTACTATTAAAGGCTCAACGTCTGATCTTGTTGCAGTAAATGTCCAAAAGAATTCATGAGAATTGTGATCACAGGATACCACAAAATTATTTTCTGAAACATTTATACTTTCAACACATAAACTACAATTATTCCTATAGCTAGTTAATTGCACACTTAGATTATCGTCATCTGCATTTAATACCAAATCTTTTAGATATTCTGGTAAAGCAACAATACATTTGCCATTTTCCACTTTGCCTTTTCCGGATAGTCTGACTCCGTGGAAAGGAGACTCTAGACTACTATATCTTAAAAGCATTCCTTCTTTATCTTTGCTAGGATGCTTGATTAAGAAGCTCTTAGTTGTAGCAGATAGAGTTCCCAATAGTGTGAGCTCATTAGTTGAATCATTAAACGTGAAGTTAGAACTACCTGTTGCATCATTTGTCCCATCTTTATAAATAACTTGATTGGCGGATCCTGCTACTGGGCCTTCTACACCTTGAATACCTTGGACGCCTTGAGTGCCTTGAATTCCTTGAACACCTTGTAAAGCAGCATTTGCCACGGTAATTCTTACAGGATCTCCGCTTAAATCTGCTATTAGGTAATCTACTGGGCCAACATTTGTCGGAATACCTGTTGGTTCTATGAACAAAGTTGCAATATCAGAGCCGCTATCATAAACAATGCCAACACCTGAATTTGCAGTGAGTTCTGTTGTTAAAGAATCAAATCCGCCTTGTACACCTTGTATACCTTGGGTTCCTTGGGTTCCTTGAATACCCTGAATACCCTGAATACCTTGAACACCTTGTAGCCCTTGGGTTCCTTGTACGCCTTGAACACCCTGAGTACCTTGTAGGCCCTGTACACCCTGAACACCCTGAACGCCTTGAGTTCCCTGTAAGCCTTGTACTCCTTGTACGCCTTGAGTTCCCTGTAATCCTTGAACTCCTTGTACGCCTTGAGTTCCCTGTAATCCTTGAACTCCTTGTACGCCTTGAACACCCTGAGTACCTTGTAGGCCTTGGACTCCTTGCACACCTTGAACGCCTTGAGTTCCCTGTAATCCTTGAACTCCTTGTACGCCTTGAACACCCTGAGTACCTTGTAGGCCTTGGACTCCTTGCACACCTTGAACGCCTTGAGTTCCCTGTAATCCTTGAACTCCTTGAACTCCTTGTACGCCTTGAGTGCCTTGTAGACCTTGGACTCCCTGAACGCCTTGAGTTCCCTGTAATCCTTGAACTCCTTGTACGCCTTGAACACCCTGAGTACCTTGTAGGCCTTGGACTCCTTGCACACCTTGAACGCCCTGAGTTCCCTGTAAGCCTTGAACTCCTTGAACTCCTTGAACGCCTTGAGTACCCTGTAGACCTTGAACACCCTGGACGCCTTGAACACCCTGAGTACCTTGTAATCCTTGAACACCCTGTATTCCTTGAATACCCTGAGTGCCTTGAATACCTTGAACACCTTGTAAAGCAGCATTTGCCACAGTAATTCTTACAGGGTCTCCGCTTAAATCAGCGATAAGATAATCTACAGGATTAGTTGTTATACTAAGTCCAGTTGGTTCAATAAATAAAGTAGCAGTATCTGTTCCGCTATTATATAGTAGTCCAACTCCAGAGTTAGCAGTTAATTGTGTAGTAAGAGAATCGTAACCACCTTGAACACCTTGTATACCTTGGATTCCTTGGGTTCCTTGAACACCTTGGACCCCTTGTAGTCCCTGAAGACCTTGAACACCTTGAACACCTTGAGCTCCTGCTGGGCCTGGAGCGCCGCCAAGGTTTACATCCCATGATGAGTAAGTCCCAGATCCTGTGGCATTATCTACACTCACAGTCATTGAGCCAGTTCCACTATTATACGCAGTAACTGTTCCAGACATGAAGTTACTAGCATCAAAAGTCAGAACAGCTTCTTGGCCAATACTCCATTGTAAACCAGTACCCACGGTAAGGGTCTTAGATCCAGTACCAATAGTTAAGCTTGTACTACTTGTGGTTGAATATCTATCTCCTTGGACACCTTGAACACCTTGGACACCTTGAGTACCCTGCAATCCTTGGACGCCCTGAACGCCTTGAACACCTTGGACACCCTGAACACCTTGAGTTCCCTGTAAGCCTTGAACACCTTGTAAGCCTTGAACACCTTGCACACCCTGAGTGCCTTGTAAGCCTTGGACGCCTTGGACACCTTGGATACCTTGAGCACCTTCTACTCCTTGGACACCTTGGACGCCTTGGACGCCTTGTGTTCCTTGTAGACCTTGAACTCCTTGTACTCCTTGTACGCCTTGAGTACCCTGTAGACCTTGAACTCCTTGTACGCCTTGTACACCTTGTGTTCCCTGTAAGCCTTGAACGCCCTGAACACCCTGAACGCCTTGAGTACCCTGTAGTCCTTGGACGCCTTGGATACCTTGGATACCTTGAGTACCTTGGACACCTTGAACACCCTGAAGACCTGTGTTGCCTTCTACTATTTTAATAACTAGATCTGAATCACTAACTCCACTGGCATACCAGTATTCTGCTACTCCGCTTACTCCAGTAACTCCTACTGTTAAACCAACATATCTGTTAGATTCAACAACACTAGAATTAGCACCAGACACACTTGGCCACGGACCATATCTGTCGTCGCTAGGCTTAGGAGCATTTACAAGAATATTATCATTTAAATTGATTGCCATGTTTATGAGTTCCTTAATTGCATGGTGTCAGAACCGGTACTTGTTGCATAGTTAGTGATATATGTTTTGAAATTTCTGGCAGACCATAGTGCATCTGGGCTGTCAACATCTCCAGTAACAGCAGAACCAAATAGATTTGTTCCGCCTCCAATACTACCGTTATTTAGAGCTGTAACATACCAGACAGTTTTAGTTGTATATGTAGAATCGTGGGCAAACCATAAAAATTTGCTACTGGCATTCCACTGAATAGAAATTGTTCCTGAGGCAGAAGAAACGACTTTATTCCCATTTCCTGCTTCAATTTCTGCAATAATTTGAGCCGCAGATAGCTGGGAGTCTGCTAGTCCCCAGAAGTATGGATATATACCATTTATTGTTGGTGAGCTAGTAGTATCACTAACGCTACCAGAGCCTCTTGATCCATCTAAGTTAGATCCAGCATTTCCTTTATTGTCATAGTAAGCTCCGGTGCCAGCAGCATAGTTTACTGTGACAGCCCAATTATTTGATCCGAAAACAACAGCTGGTGTTCCTAAGCTATAAGTATTGGAAGACTGGGCAACAGAACCAATTCCTGTGCCAGTAAATGTATATAGAGATGCTGCGCCAACAAGGGAAGGGCCTGATGTTCCATCTCCATTTGTGATGCTTCCTTGGTTAAAACTAGCTGTTAGAGTTCTAGATGCGGTTGATCCAACTTCTAGAGTTCCGCCTCCTCCAGAAACTGCTAAACTTACAGACGCATTAGAAGCAATAGATGCTTCAATTGTTGGGAACAGAATTGTGTCTAAAACCTCAACAACACTTTTTGCCTTCCATTCTGATGCCGCGATACCAGCTTCTGCACCTCCAACCTCTACTGACTCAACACTATCTCCGATTGTTGTATTATAAATAGTACCTAGCAAACCACCAGAAATATATACCGCTTCGTTAGGAGCAACACCAGTAATGCTTCCTGCATCTGAAATAAGATTGCTAACATCTGTTTTGATAACTTGTCCACTTTGTTCTACGAGAACCTTATCTGTGCCAGCAATGTCTGCATTTTCAGGCAAGCCCAGAACTTTAAGTGTAGAGCTAATAGATAGATCATCTACAACTAATTCACCAGAAGTAGAGATATAGCTTACGCCACTACCAGAAGTTTGGAATTTACCTAATTCACCTACTCCGTCTACGCCACTGTAAAAAACCAGTGACCCACTTCCCGGTGTTATAATGATATCTGCCATAACTTTTATTTACTCCTAAATGTTGTTTTGTCAGTCAATCGGTCAAGGATTGGCGTTAACATTATTTACACCTAAGATGATTTTTGACTTATATTTTTCCAATTATTGATTAAATTATCGTAACATGTTTTTCTCCAGGACTCTTTTTTATCATTACCTATTGATAAAGTAGCAAAATCTATATGCTCATAAAACAATGGATAACAGTATGTTTTTCCTACAGATTCATAGATTATATTTTCTACTATTGGAATTAAATTACAATTTTCCCATATTTCATTTTCTTTATATAGTACATTACATATTGGAATCTCAAGATTAAATCCATCTTCTGTAATATACCTAGACGCTAATCTATTAGCGTAGCTTCTTTTGATCAAATATGCCTGACATCCAAAATCACAATTATGTCTTGGTCTAAATTCTATCTTTGCTTCTTCAGGAATTTCTCTCATTGTACTTAGTTGTACTAATTCCCAGTCTTTTGGAAGATTATTAAAGAAATCAGACCATGTAAAATTCCAATATTTTACAAAGTCGAAAGAAAGATCATCCTCTACCACAATAACATAGTCGTGATCAGTATTATCTAACCAAAATTTATTTGTTAAAAGATGAGACGTTACTGGGCCGTAACTGCCTATATGAAGTTGATTTAAATTTTTGCCAGTAACTTTAAACTTATTTTGTTGCCATAAATCAAACAAACAATAATATATGTTTTTAATGCAATATTTTTCAAATTCTTTTTGTATGTATTGTCTTCTATCGACAGAATCAACTACACTAACAACAAATACCGGAGGAAAATTCTGTAATTTATATTTTGGTCTTATCATTATTAATATAAACCATAATTTGATAATTGTAATTATCTATAAATTCATCACTAGTTATATATTTAGATAAATCTATTGATTTTTCTGGAATAATATTCTGCTTAGTACAAGACATTATTTTATAGTCATCAAAATGCGGGAGGATATAGTCTCTAAAGTATTTTAGTTTTTCTCTATTACCTGGATAACATGTATGAAATTCAGCAGAAATGAAGCTCACATTTCTCTTTAAATATCCTAAGTTTTCTGGAACAAAAATATCGTACTCAGCGCCTTCTGCATCAACTTTTAGAAAGTCTATGTATGGGATTTTGTATTCATTGATAAAATTCTTAAATGTGATAATAGGAGCATAGTCATCTTCAGTAAAAGAATTGATTTTAGAACCATCAAGACCTATACTTCTGCAAATAAATTCTATTGAACAATCATGATAGTTCATTTTAAATAAATTATTTTTACAAATGCTTATATATTCTGATGAAGACTCTATACAGTATAGCTTTTTTAGTTTCTTAGACAAAGCATTAACAGAAAAAGCCCCTACATTAGCTCCTATGTCTACAACTACATCATTGTCTTTTACTTTTGTCCAATAGTCGTAAACTTTTTCTTCTTGTATTTTTCTATATATTGAGTTTTTGTTTTCATCGTTCATAGAGCCCCAATTTATATGAGACAATCTATTCATGGTATGTATTCTATTTATGTCTACTAATTCCGGATGAATCCACCAGTCTTCAAAACTGAAACCATCTACAGGAGTAACGTCAGGAACTGCTAAAACATATCCTTTAGATAATAGGTATTCTCTGGATCTTTCTTTATATTCCTGGCTAATATCGACATAATCATCATGCTCGTAAGTGATTACTGCAAACTTATATTCGTCAAAAGGAATTTTAGTTAAAACATTATAAGTATCTTCTGGAGTTTGAATGTCTAATTGCAGATAATCCACATTTTTATCTGAATAATTTTCGTTTAATAATTTTCTATAATCAACTGTAAGAGCATCTGCTGCAATAGATTTGTTTTTTCTAGTCTGATTATAGTTGGAGACTACTGCCTCGTTATTGTCAATACCTATTCCGGTCCAATTAAGACATGTCTCTAACATAGCAGTATTGTTGGTATAGAAAGGAAAAGAAGAACCAACTTCTAAATAAGTTCCATTCTCTTTACCGTCTAAAGCATAGGCAACAAACATATCTTGTAAAACTTGAGAATAATTTTTTTCTATCTTGTCTTTGTTATTAAATTGATAAATAAAGTTGTACCATTCGTTATATTTATCATAAGAAATAATAGTGTCGTATTCTCTGTCCATTCCTAATTGTAGAGTCATTTTTTGTAGATACTTTTTTTGGCCATCATCAAGAACATCTAAATAATTTTTAAGTAAATGCTGGTAAGCCATTCTTGCTTCGTGTGGCTTGTCTGTATACCAAGCAGACCAGCCTAACAAAAAATACAACTCATGTATTCCAGGATACTCTAAGTCTGTATAAGTATCTACAGCATTTTCTGCTCTACGAATTGCTTCTTTTGTAAACCAATAACAATCCATATATGAATTTTTTCTTTCAGCTATCTTAGCTAAGTGATAATAAGCTTCTGGCCTATCTGGATAGATAGAATTAAGAAATTTAAGAAGAACATTTTCTGTAAATTCTCTGTCTCCTAGCTCTTTAATAATAATTGCCATATATACCATACAGGCATATCTAAGATCTCCTTCAGATCTTTCTGCGGCCCTCAAAAAGAAACCGCCAGCAGAAGAGTAATTTTTAATGTTGTAATAATCCAGTGCTAACTCATAATTCTTAATTGGATCATCTGGATCAAGTATGTAATTGTTTAGTTTGTTAATATCTATCATAGTTCTAGTATTTTGTCCATCCTGTGTTTAGGAATTTCTATTAGGTATGCTGCATTATCTAAAAATCCGAAAGTAACAACAAAACTGTTTTTATGTTCTGTTAGTCCAACACAAAATTCTATCTTCCCATCCATAAAAGTAAAAGGCTCAGAAACTCTTAATAGGTTAAAATCTTTGTCCCAAATAACACAACGATGCCAATAGTATCCGTCTTTTCTATCTGTCTGTGTCTGGTACAAACCAACTTCATGAATAATGCAGATATAGTGGTCTTTGTATGGAATAATCTGAGATCCGCCTCTTAGGTCGTTAGTACCTAGTTCTACTAGTTCTCTTTGTAATACTGTATGTGTTTGTTTGGTTTCTGGATCAAATCTAACCAATTCTGTTGGGTTGCTCCATTTTACAAAATGATATGGCTTATCCATCACTGGCATCCAGTTTTTTTCGCAATATGTCTTATCTGGAGAAGGAGCAGGTATTCTCACTCTACTAATTTCTTTTGCTGAATTTCCTTCAACTGATAGTTCACTAAGTTCCATCCTGCCAACGCCAATAGTAGTTGTGTCTCTTCTGACTCCACAAATAAAGAACTTGTTGTCCCATATTATTAATCTTCCATCTTCTAAACCTATAAATTCCCATATGGGCTTTACATCTAGTTCAGAAGTATCTATCCATGACCATGCTGTAATGTTATAATCGTCGTCTAACTCACAAAGATAATTATAAGTTGTTAATGTTCTATCAGCCTCTGGATGAATATACAACAGAGGGCCCCAAGCATGAGGATTTTTAGTCTTATCTGCATGATACATAAAATAGTTTAGATTGCGAATATTTACAACAAGTTTGTTGTTAATACTGATTACGCTAACATTTGTACTGGTTGGCCCTTTAATCTCATCAATAGGTAGAATTAAAGGAACTACCCTACCTCCATATTTGAGGGCTTCCTGTCCTAATATCAACATATATTTTAATCCTATTGTTCTACTTCTAGTTGTTCTATATCTTTTCTAATTGCTGTGAAATCCCAGAAAAATTCTAGTTCTTCTCCAGCTTTAGGTCTTGATACTTTTATAGTAAAACAATTTTTAGAAATGTCAACTTTATCTACAAATAATATTTTAGCATGTCCATAATTTGTGATTTGAATTGCACAATTTTCTTCATAAATTAAATCTTTAATATAATACGGCAAATCGACTACGCATTGACCTTTGGATGTTTTATCTCTTCCCGTAAGCCTAATACCATGATATGGAGATTCTAGAGAACCATATACTAATTCTCCAGAATCTTTAGAAGGATGAGGAATACGGAAGCTTTTACTTGTCGCGGCAAAATTGCCATTAACTTGTAGTTTGTAAGATGGATTGGTAGTACCAATTCCGATATTAGTGCCACTTTGGAAAATAATACTATTTGTTATGGTATCTGTGTCTTGCCATGAAGTAATATAATTAGCTATACCAGAACCACCAATAGTTCCGCTTCCTCCTCCTGTATTGTCTATCCATGCTATTCCGCTTGATGTAGAAGACAGAACCTGTCCACTAGTACCAGGATTTAAATCTTGGTCTAAAATACCATTAGAAACATAAAAATCACCTTCTACATGTAATTTAGCTGAAGCTGATGTTCCTCCGATAATAATATCATTAATGTCTTGGTATACTTCACTATTTCCTATTGTTACTCCGTTAGTAAATATAGGCAAATAATTAGTTGTACCACCACCTCCAATACCACTACTAACAACTCCACTAGCACCAAAATAATCTAGGTCTGCCCAAGTAGTAGTTCCATCTCCTATCTTAAATCTATAAGTGTCTATCTCAAATCCTATTTCACCTTCGTAAAGAATACCACGACCTAATGCACTAGGGGCAGATGACCAATCTGCAGCCGTGTCTCTCCTGAGTTGTATAACAGTTTTAACTGGCATTGCGGCTCCTCACCTCAAATATTTAATTGGATTGATACGCTAAATTGTAAATACACCTATGCATATTATAAAAGAAAAAAGGCCGCCAATTTTTTGGCAGCCTTTAATCTTTGTTAATAAAAGTTCTAAGATAACTTAGAATGAGCCAAGTAATACTCTACGATTATCTAGAACAGCAAAGCCCTGCTCTGCCCATCCGTAGAAACCAGCTCTCTTCTGACGATGTAGTGCTTCGTCTTCAAAGATCTGTACTTGCTCACGAACTGGCATGATAAAGCTATCTCGTTTGCTCTGATCAAGACCAACAACAATTTCTACGTCGCCAGCTGGCATTGTTCCGCCAAGAACATTTTCGTAGTATAGTTGATATTCTTGGTCTTCGCCAAGCTCATCTAGAGCATGAAGATTAACACCAAAGATTCTTGTTAGAACCTGTGAGTTATCGTCAGCAACATAGATTTCTCTACGAGTTACTTCATCAACTTGATCAATACCCCAATTACGAATATCTTCGTGTGCTTCTGGGGAAACATATAGGTCTGTTAAGACAGCGCGATTAACGGAGGTGCTATTACCGCCACCATTACGACGCATGACAGTTTTCATAAGAGAAACTAATCTCTTTGTAAACTGACCAGCATCTGCATCGCTATCATAAACAACAATATTACGGTCGACACCAGCAGCAAGTATTGTGTGCCATCCGTCGTCGTTCATCTTCTTAACAAAGCCGCCTTCTAGAACTTCCATAGCACGACCAACAACATCCCAACGTGCGTCACGAGCATACTTTAGTAAGTAGTCGATCGCATTTGCGATATCATAGGTTGGCACCATGACATAATCGCCTTCTACATGCCTTTGTGGAATATATCCATGATTAGGAATGGTATAGGCAACGAAATCTTTTTCAGTACCTGGAGCTAGGAAATCTAAAGGAAATTCTGGAGCTGCGCCAGGAGCAAGCTGGATAGCTTCGAAAATACCATTCAAAATGTCTCCGCTAAGAAGACCTTGACGTAGTGGTAATTCGAGAGCCTTAGCAAACTCATTAGTAGCTGCTAAAGCTTCTTCTCTTTTTGCAGAACCTGATCTCTTTAGTAGATCAGTGAGCTCTGGGGTTGGTTCAAATCTATTAGCCATTTTATTCTCCCTTTCAAAAGTTATGTAATGTTGATGTCTACTTTGGCATAACCCTCAGAGTCTTTTTGGCTGAGCCAGCGACCCACCTGAGTGCTATTGGTATCTACATTAGTTAATAGTCCCTCAGCGCCATAGTAAGCTGGTTCTCCAGCAGTTGGACTAACGCCGGAAACAATCATGTCTGTAACTACAAAGCCTTGACGAAGAAGTGTAACTTTGCTACCTTTTTGTACTTCGTCTTTGTGGAAATTGATGTGCTGCCTTGTCAAGTCTAGATCAACAACATCACATAGTAGTAGTCCAGCTGGATTTGTTCCAGACTGATCAGCAGCATATTCTACAACAGCATTAGAATCGTCCATAGCTGATCCTGAACCTGCAGTTGAATGCACTACAATACCACCACGTTCGCCTGTTTCATTCATAAAGAATGAGATGTCTGTGTATGCTTCTACACGATCTGGTTTTAAAGCCATTTTATTCTCCCTTGTCTAAAGTTTTGCCGAGTCGGTTGTAAACAAAATCAATCAAAGCTGCTCTCGTGCTGACCATTTCGTCTTCTGATTCATCAGAGCCTACTGTTAGGTCAGTATCTTCTGCAACTTCTGCATTTTCGAGTGCTTCTGTAAGTTCTTCAGAACCCTTCATCTTTTTCATTAGTGGCTTACCGCCACCACCAGGTGAAGTTTCTGCTTCTTCTTTTTCCATCATAGCTTTCTTAGGCTTCATAGCTGCAAGAAGAGCAACCATGCTATCAAAAGCTTCGTCAGCTAGTGAATCAAACTTATCAACTTCAGAAGCTGCAGCTTCATTTTCAAGACCAGCTTCCATGAGCGAAGCCATTCTTTTCATCTTCTTTTCTTTTTTCATCATCTCTTCTTCTTTATCCTTGTAAGCAGCAAGAACTTCGGAAGTAGCTTCTAGCTCTGCTTTCATTTTTTCCATTTCTTCGTCTTTCTTCTTCATGTCTTCTGCATATTTCTTTGCTGCTTCGTCTTTTTCAGCAGCAAGGGTTTCTACAGAAACTTGAAGTTCAGCGAGAGCTTCGTCTTTTGTTTTTAGTGATGTTTCGAGCTCGGAGGCTTGAGCTTTAAACTCATCACGAGCAGCATAAGCTTCCTTTACTAGTTCTGTGCAATCATTCATAGCTTCTACCTTATCATTAGGGTTTAAATTTTCTGAACTCATTTGTGCCTCCTGTAAATTGGCTTGTATAGTGGATACACCTTCTGTTATATTTTCTGAATTTTTTTTATTTTCCAAAAACTTAAAGTTTTCTTTTTGAAATATAACACTTTCAGGATTCGCCGGTTTGTCTACAAATCCTTTTCCACTGAATGTAATATTTCTTAAAACTCTTCCAATTCTATGATCTTCTATTTTTCCAACACCTCCGTATGCTCTCAGGTGTTTAGTCAAATATGAAGTATATTCATCTCTAGGCAAAACTTTAAATTCACCAGTAGTTTCGTTTATTAAGCCGTAATCAAAACCATTAAAAAAACATTCCATACTAACGTACTTCATACCTTCTTCAATCTCAGCAATTAAAGATTCAGATCTTTCTTTTAACTCAGGATCTGTAAATCCTTTATATATTACTGAAGCTGTTAATACATGATACTTATCTGGTAAATTTTCTACAGGAGTATCTTTATCTATAATAACTCCGTCAACTGTTATTGGCCAATTTGCAACAATGTGTCCTACAATTTTTCCTTCCTGATGTTCAATATTGGTTGGTTTATGCAGTGGTGTTTCCTTAGCTAACCATACTTCTTTTGAATCAAAAATATCATCATTTTTGTTCCAGTCAGTGCTAACTAAGATTGACTGAGTGTAATATAAGTCTTTGTCTTCCACAGCAGCTAAAGCTTTGATTTCTTTTCTGTCTATATTTGGTTTGTTGGTGTTTTCAATTTCGCAGGAATAGGTAAAACTAGCATTTGCTTTAATTTTTTCTTCTAAACCATCTTGTTTTTCGTGGCCATATATTTTCATTGTTATTACCTTTCTTGTTGAATTGCTTTAACTTATTACACCAGATTGTTATAGAAATAAGCCTTGGTGTATTTAAGTTCTTCTGTGTTTATTTGTCTTGGCATTTCAGAAGATAATAATTTGATAAATTTTTCGTATGCAGCAAATATTTTTTTGCATTCAATACTATTAATAGTATTGAGTTTAGATAAAACTATTTCTTCTTTTACGTTAGTCTTGGGCTCTAGAGAAAAGAAAATTTTTGTTTTAACATTTTCTGCTTCTGTATACTCTTCTGAAGATAAACTTCTCATATTTTTCTTTTGATAAAAATCCAGGAAAAAAGGATTTACAATTTCCGAAATTTTCTCTTGAGCCTCTATACCCCATAGCTGTAAGGAAGCAGAAGCTTGCGGTATGCCTGGCTGTGGTTGAAATTCTCTTGGCTTTCTTTGTTTAGTATCTACTGTTCCCGGTGGTCTTCCACCATCGCCTTGGGGTTGTTTTTCATTGTTGTCTAATAAAGTTGGACTATTATCGTCTTCTTGAGAATCTTGACATTTCGGAGGACATGCTTTGGCTTCAATAGTAGTCTGCTCATCTTCTGGTTTTGGTCCAAGATCTAAGCCTACTTGACTTGTCGTGGCAAGACCTAACTGCAAAGCAATCTTTTTAAGACTATTACTAAATTCAGGATCATAATAAGGCCCACTCTTCTTAACCATTCTGTCGCTTTCTCTTGCTTTGTTTTCTTGATTGAGTCTTGATTTTTCGAGTTCTGGATATATTCCAAAGTTTGTCTGTAATAATTCGTCGCTAATTACGTTTCTATCTGCTAGCTGAATTAATAAAGCTTTTTCTGCTTCCTCATTACTAAGATCCATCCTTTCAAACTCTATCACAGCAGGACTACTGAATCCCATTGCTTTTTGTACCATTTTGATTTCATTATTCCAAAATTCTAAAAGAACTCTACGCCCATACTGAAGTCTTTGGGTTAATGTCTTTAGGCTTATAAAATTATTCGTAGTACCAGCAGCTCCAAAAGTGCCAGTTAAAGTTGGTGGGATACCAAGACCAGCATAGACCATATTTAAGTGAGGAACATACTTTTCTTGACCAAGAAATTGATAAACATTTGATTTACTTTCAATCAATTCAATATCCGGCCCCCAAACTAAGTCCATCGTTCCTCCACCAACATTGTTCTGTAATATACTACTGAGCTTACTAGCAGCTGCTGTTGTTGGAGCAATTTTATGTTCTAGGCTACCTAACTTAAAAATTCTGATATTGCTAATAGCTCCGTCAAGAGCAGCAAGGTCAGCAAGTTTTAGTTTTTCAATTGTGTTAATATCATCCATAACACTATAAATAATCGGATATGCCCAAGCCTGCCAGTCGTCTTTCTTATAATGAAAAACCATAGTTTTATTTGGGTCTAGCAAATATGGTTTTTTAGTATCTGCAGCTTCTATAATAGCATCTGGTAATTGTTCAACTATAGCTCTTTCAGCATCGTTTTTTGGACTTTTAATAATTTTTCTAAGATAAGCTGGTAATATTATCGAATAAGCTTTTTTGTTTAAGAAATTACACAATGGGCCGCCAACCACATCAACAAAAACAGGATCGACAAATGTGTATTTCCAAGGAATTTCTCTTTTTTGAACTTCTGGAGCTAAATCACTATAATTAATAATTTGATCTGGAGAAGCTACGCTTTTGTACATCTCCTTTTCTACTTTAACACTAATCTTTGCTGTTTGTCGATTAATAACAACATTACCTAATCTATAAAGACTGTTTAGAAATCTTTCACTTCTGTCTGACCCATTGACTTTAGCAAACCAATTTTTATAGAATCTTTCAATTCTTTTGTTAGGGTGAGAAATTCTAACTCCTTGACTTGCAAAATCTCCCATAAGATCAATAACATTTTTTACTAAACCTACTTTATGGTAAATAACATTAGAGTTCTGAATAATTCCTTTGATCTTTTTAGGAATGGCTTCGTCTGGTCGGAATGCTTCATAATCTGCTCTTGTTAATCCTGGTCTACCGCTAGTAGGCCCAGTGGATAAATTTGACCAGTCAACCGGCCCATATCTTCCTGCAATTGATCTTTCTATACCTGTGAATTCTTCTAGACTTTTAGAAGCTTCGTCTAAAGCGGTTCTTTTGTCTTGAATATCATTATCGTTCCATGTGACATAAGCATTTTCAGGTAAGATACTAGCGTCTGGTATATTTTCGTTTTTCATAATACTAATGCATTCCTATTGTAAAGCAATTGTTTGTGACACAAAGATAATACACCACCTCTATCTATAAATACCTGTGTATAAGTCTTCATTAGCGGCAGAAGTAAACCAACTTGGTCCTTTGTACATTTCTCCTCCCTTTTTACTCATTGTTCTCAAGTTTCCTCCGATAACATCAAAACTAGCATGAGCTAGTTCTCTATTCATTTGTCTAGCTATCATATTAGCAATAACCAAAGCGCTATACCGGTCCTTTCTGAGTTTTCCTTTCTTTCCATTTGGGAGCTTAATGTCCGGAGTATCCCATTTATCTCTGCCTCCAACACCGCTACTGGTTTGTGTCATCACAATAGTTGTTAATTCATCCTTTAGGTCTTCTATTTCTAAAATACATTCACTTTCATTATCATAAACTTTTTCTATTGAACTGTCAAGTATATCTTTGCCTTCTCTGTCTAAAGCTAATCCTAAACTTAGATTATCAAATCTAGGAAATAACAATACTTTATCTTCTAAGTCTTTTCTCAAACCATGATTAGCTGCTGCTGTCCAATCTGCTTTAGCAAATTGCACTAATTCTAGAATATGCAAGCCTTGTTGATCATCAGTTTCTTTTGGTTTATCATTATAAATTACTGGCCAAATTAAATTTTCTCCTTCTTCTATTTTAGAAGGATCATGTAATGCTTCTTCAATGGCTACGCCTCCTCCCTGTGCATCCATTCCTATTCTTTCACAAGGAAATACTTTCATTAGATTACGAATTTTCCTAGCACAAAATCCATAGAAGTCATGCTCTCCAACAAGTCCAGTTTTTTGTCTATCTTTAAAATTACTTCTATTTGTAGTCCAACAATAAACTATTCTATTATGATCATGATGAAGTTCTAGAACAACAATACTAAAATTATCTTTCTCTGAGGCTGGGTCGATTCCATAAACATACTTATGCTGAGGATTGCCCTTAGTAGAGACATCAAAAAGAATTTCTTTATCATTAATAACAATAGGCTTATCCTCTTTACAAACACAACTTTCAATCAGACTACGTTTAAAAAATCCGTCGCTATCTTCTGTGAAACAAGCGGCGTACTCCATGTTGTAGATTCCCGTATGAATTGTGGCTTTTGCTCTAGCAACTTGTTTATCATCCATAAATCCTTTAGGAATCAACTCATATGGAATTCTAATAATACTATAATCTTTCCAATTAAAATTCTCAGGAGGATCATTGCCGAATATTTCTTTTAGTTTATGTTTGTCTCCTCTGCTATTAATAATAGCTTTATAGCGATTCCAGTATTGCGCGTAATGCTTGAAACTATAATCAGCCGTACCACTAATTATTGCTTGGTTTCCTTTTTTGATCTGAACAGCTTCTAGTTCATCGGTCCATAAGCCTGCTTCTCTCATAGCTTTCTTACGAGCTTCTTCTTTCACGTTTTGTATAGGACTTGCGCTTACAGCTGCGAATCCCGCAACCACCGTTTCATAGATATCCGGACTAATACTAGCAAACTCGTCAGCAATGATAATATGCGCTCTGAGGCCTCTAATCTTGCTTCCGTCGCCCATAGGAACAGCAATAGCCCAACTATCACCAAGGCGTATAGTACAACGGTCGACATCTCTTCTCGGTCCATCATCATTGCTACTAAATATACTCCTGATTATAGGACTATTACGCCACATATTCTCCATGTATTCAAATATAATTTTACTCTGCCGGAAAGCAGAACCAACAATAACAATTTTTGTTCCCGGAACTAGAATACACTTTAACATGCTATAAAGAGCCAAACTAAAAGACTTACCAAAACCACGACTAGCAATAAACATAGGGAAGGGCCTATACCAAAACTCTTGGAGCAGAGCAATCTGTATGGGGTGTAATTCAATATTCATTAATAGTCTTACAGTCGCGCCAAAATATTTTGGGTCTTTAAGTAATCTTAATAAATGTAAATCTGGATTTTCTATATCTTCTTTTGTTCTTCCGAATAAAGGATTAACATCTATTTCTAACTTAGATAAGTCTCCTAATCCTAGCCATGCATTTTCGTATATTAAATTATCTGTATTTGTCATATACGGTCCTCATTATTCTAACGGCTAGTTTCTCGGCATTATCACTATCTCCACAGAATACAGTATGTATACCATATTTTATGTGGAATAAGCTTATTTGTTTTAGAATAAAATTATTGCTAACTCTAAGTTTTTCCCAAAGTTTTTTGGGTATATCAGAGCCAACAGGAAAATCATATACTTCTTGCAGATCGAATTCAAAAAGCATAAACTTATGTGGTATCTCACTCATTCTTTCTAGAAATGCCGGAAATCTTTTCTCTGTTATATTATTAGCTATTTCGCTGACACTTTGTTTTCTTTCTATAGTTAATAAATTTTCTAATCCCTCGATACTATAATCTCCAGTATCAAGTTTTCTTTTTGCTGTAGTATGAGCCCCAAACTCCCAAGGCAGTTGCTCTCTAGTGTCTACGATAATTGTAAATTCATCCATCTTTTTTTCTCATAATTAAATCTGTAAAAAATTTTATGTAGCTATCTTCATTGCCATTAATCTGCTGATGATGATATTTACATAATGTAATGCCGTTATCCAAGTGATATCTCAACCCTGGATAATCTACCCATCGTAAAATATGATGAGCCTCTACTTTCTTTTTGTTTGTGCATCCCGGCCATTGACAACTAAACCGGTCTCTTGCATAAATTTTTTGTCTCCATTCTTTATATTGAGGATCACTATAATTTCTATATGCCATTATTATGCTCCTCTATAGAATCTATATATTCTAGGCTCTCAGGAGTTAAGATTGGTTGGTCAACTTTACCGTCTTCGTATGCATGGTTTTCATAAAGTTTTTCTTTAGCTTTAGATGTTGCAAGAGCAATGATCTCCATTTCTTTTCCTTCTTTTTCACGAATAAGTTCATCTTCTAGCATTCGTATTAATCCAACCCAGCTACTTTTGCCATCTTCGATTCTTTTAATTCTTTGTTCTCTGGTAGCTTTTAGATCTTTGCTGATTTTTTGTTGTTCTGATAATAATTTAGTATATTCATTTGTATAAGAGGCTATGCTGTTGCGGGCAAAATTTAATTGGGTTTCTAGGTTAGCTAATCTGGGTCCGTCTCTTTCTGGTTCTGGTAGTTTATATTCTAGGTCTACTTGCTTTTGTAATCTTTCTGTTTCGGCAATGTGTCTTTTTCTTTCTTTCATAGACCGATTAATAAGAATGTCGATTGTTATAAACTGTTTGATTTGAAGTTCTTCTGCAGGAAGTACATCCTCTCTGAATTGTTTGATAAGACCAATCCAAGTATCTTCAAAATATTTTAATTCTCCTGTTTCTTCGTCAAATTGTTTTTGTATTTCATTCCAGAAACTTTTAGCATGTAGCTTGAGTCTAAGACTTTCATCTGTTTTGTTTTCTTCTTTATCAAAACTAAGACTATTTTGTATAATATATTTCTCTATAGGTTTAGTACTTCTGTTCAAAGACAGGGCGATATTCTCTATAGTCATAGAGCCTACATTATCACGAATAAATTCCATTTCATCATTAGATAATTGTCCGCGTTTTTTATTCATTGATTAACTCTTTAATTTTGTTAACAAGTTTATTGAATTCGTGCTTGTATACTTTATTGCCCATTTTGATTTTTAAGTATATCTCTCTAAGCTCTCCATAAAGTTCCTCGTCTAAAATATCTAGTAATTCTTTTTCCTGGGCATTATCTGATTGGGTTTTGTCTTTAGTAAATAAGTATTCTTTTAGCTCTTCTATTGTATTCAAATACATTAAGTTTTTCTTGGCGTTATTTCTAGAATACCAACTAGTGTAAAGGTCGCAATCATTTTTGTTTTTATATTTTAAGCAATCTTTAGAGGGATCTCCTGAGAGTTTATCAAAAAGGGGACAATTGTTGCAGGGTTTATCTGGCCTTTGATAGTTGTCTCGTTTAAAATTGAAGAGGCGATTTCTTACATGTGTCCATAAGAAATTTTCAAGAGGTCTTTTATAGTCGTAGTTTTGTAAGCCTTCAATTGCAAATACGCTGATTTGCTGTTTCATGTCTTCTATTTCGTGGTATCCAAATTTGAATTTGTAAGAAAGCTTTTTACTGATAATTTCTATAGTTTGTAGTAATTCCTCTTCATTGATCTGTGGGTATTTCTGAACTTTTTGTTTCATAGGCTTTTAATGTTTCTTGTAAATTTTGATCTTCTTGTTCTAGGTCTTTTGATACATCTAGATTCTCAGAAGCTATTACTTTCAGTTCACTGTTTATATTTTTCATGTTTTGTTGCTCTTAAATAAAAAGTGTTGATAATGTTTATCATAGGAACTTGAGAGAATAATGTCAATTATTTCGTAGAGTATTTTGCTAATTTTAAATTATACACCGTGGATAGCGTTTGCTGGGGGTAGGCATAATAGGATAGTTTAGGTATTACATTTATATAGAGCTGGCTAACTATTTATGGACCACCGGGCGATTTTATATACCGAATAGTATACTTCTCTGAGATTATAAAACCCCCATAGTATAGTTTAATATTGTATGTTACATTTTTAGTATATGTTATATTACATTTTATAGTTGCAAACCTATTGCAAAAACCGACCGTAAAAATACTTGCAAAACGATTGCAAAAATCGACTGAGTTGGCGTGTTCGGAGTGGCCGATTCGGTGCCGATTCTCAGAATCCCAAGTGTCCACCCAGAAAATCTGAAAATCTCAAACGACGTAAGTCTAATGATACCAACGACTTACAACCAAATCGTGAAAATCTCAAAAGTTTTCGCTTGCAATGGCCGATTCAGTTTGTAGAATGAATGCAGAACGACAACGACAACCACAAAGGAATCGAAACGATGAACGGCTTTCAGAAAATCGACAATATCATGAGCATCGCCAAGGAAGCATTTAATACTACCGATCGTATCGTGTGTCGTGTTGTGCGAGACGACGACCGCGTGTTTGATAACTTTTTCTTTGAATCATTCAAGGCTTCCCAAAAAGATAGCACACACACACTGGTACTGTACAGTGAGACGCAAGGCTTCAAGAGCATCAAGCTTTCCCGCATCAAGAGTGTTGAAAAGATCGGAAGATTCGCCTACCCCGCATAACGCGAGATTTTGCAGGTCAGTGAGTTTTAAGTTTTATATACTAGGAGATATACTATGCCAATGTCGAATGCACACTTTCTTGCCGTCGCTTGTGATATCCACGGGGCTGAGTTAGCAGAAGGTTATACCGGAGATTGTATCGAGATTGCGATTGATGAGTCGATGGAAATCTGGGATGGTTGGGATGCTTTGTATAGTGTGCGAGTATATCGTGTGTCGAATGATGAGGATGGTAACCCCACACATGAGTGTGTGCATGAAGAGTTTGCCGGCAATAACCCGCCAGTTATACTAGACTAGGGGGTACACTGTGATTGCGATTGCTATAGTGTGGATTATATTCTGTTGGGCTATACTACTGAGGACAAATCTGTGAATGATGGCGACATGGATCTGCTTTGTGTTATGTTGTTTCTTTCTGTTATTATTTTCAGTATCTTTTATAGTTATACTCCTATCTGTTAATATATAGTATGTTACATATAGTATGCCCCCCGCAAGGGGGGTGTACATATGTACACAATAAACCGGCCCCCTAATATGGGGGGAAACACCCCTCTCCGGAGGGGGAAGCGGGGCCGGCCCCCTCGCAAGGGGGGTATGCCAGCAAATCCTGTGCCAAAGTTTTGGCATGATATTTGCCCGAGCAAACCCCGTGCCGAAACTTGCCCGAGCAAACCCCGTGCCAAACAGAAAAAACTTTTTTTTCAAAAAAACTTGACCGAGTGGCTTGACCGAGCCGATGAGTATGGTACACTGGAAGCATCGCAACCAACCTTCAGGAGTCCTGAAATGCACCTCGCAACCTCAACTCGTTTCACCGCTCGCATCTACGACGTTTGTGGGAACGTCATCAAGTGGATGAGCGGCTCGGATCTGGCCTTGCTGGAAAAGGTTGTC